CCCTAAGCCCCTTCTCTCTACAAAAAGCTGTAAGATTATAAATTTCTTCAACGTGACCGTCTGGAAATCTCACCCTAAAAACTTTAGCACGTGCTTTCCTAGTGGCCTCTTTTTGCTTATCTGAAGGAGCATGACCTTTTAAAGCTGCACTTATCTTTGCTCCGTGCTCAGGTGTAGATCTCCACGTAGAAAGTTTTTTACCTTCTCTTATCTTTTGCTTATTCTCTTCTGTGCGTTTGACACCAATAGCTCCATACTCACCGCCGGTGGATATATTATATCCCTTTAAAGGATTTGTTGTGTCAAAATTTTTAATGCTTTCTATTTCAGTAGCTAAAGATTTATCATACTCAATTGTTTCTAATAACACTTCTTGTTGCCATTGTTCTAGTGGATACTTACGTAGTGCGTGTTGTATTGGTCTATTGTATCCACGTCGAACTTCACTCATATGATCTTGTAATCTCTTTTTGAGTGGCCGACTGGTCCAACCAACATATACCTTGTTTGACGGAGATGTTAGTTTATATACTGTGTATGTTTTCATCGTGTCAACATCCTATATTTAAGGAGAAAAAACTGGGCAACCAAAGTTGCCCAGAATCGTATAACTTATTGATTTTTATAGTTATTCTTACAAAATATTATCCACTAACACGCGTCTGTAGTAGACGTTAGAGTCTTTTGTAAGAGCTCCAAGACCTTCTGTTGCACCCTCAGCAAATGGGTTAGCAACCATACCGTAACGAGTTTTAAATCCAATCTTTGGCTGGAAGCTGTCTTGGTCAACAGCACGAACCATTTGTAGAGGAACGTATGGGCAGTAGAATAGACCAGCATCAAATGCTGACGAACCCTTGTAACCAACAACCATATAGTTACCACCAGCATATGGATCAATGTAAACACGCATACGACCGTTTAGAACACCAGCAAATGTATTGCCTGTGTCATCTACGTTCAAGTTGTTTGAGTTAAGAGCTGGGGTGTAATCAAGAACACCAGCCATCTGAAGAGCAGAAGCAACATCAGACGAACAGATGATCATGTTACCCTTACCACGACGTGTAGACTTGGCAATTTGGTTAGCTTCACGCTCAACTTGGAACATCAAGCCCTTGAACTTCTCAACAGACCAACGACCGTTTGAGTCGACGTCCAAGTCAAAACGACCAGCAGTTGTTGTACCAGTGTTAGCACCCTTCTGGGCAGTAACAAGAATAGTACGAATAACTTCACGGTTGATTTCAGCAAGGATTTCTGAAGAAAGAATGTTTGAAAGCTCGGTTTCAGCATCAAGACCATGAATTGCTTTCAAGTCTTGTGCTAGTTCCATTGTGTACTCAGCCTTTAGAGCACGTGACTTAGCTGTTACAGACACTTTCTCAATTGAGAAGCCCATTTGTGGGAATGCTGTGTTGCTAGTTGTACCCAAAGCTTCAGCTTGAGCTGTTGACATACCAGCACCAAAGTTGTAAACACCAAGTTCAGCCAAGTTGGCTTGACCTGTGGTGTTACCAGTTGTGGTGTTACCTGGAACTGTACCAACGTGCTTGTCACCGATAACGTCTGTACCACCAACAACTGAAGAGAACGATGTGTTAACTTCGTTGTAGAAGGTCTCGGTAGAGCTGTTGTTAGAGTAACGTGAACGCATTGCAAAAATCAAGCCTGTTGGGCCTGTCATTGGCTGAACGCCGCAGATGTCATAAGCAATAAGGTTAGGCATTGAACGACGAACCAACGAAATCAACACTGGATCGAATGTGTCAATGTTTGACGAACCACCAGCAGCTTGAATAGCGTTAGCAGGTATAGAACCTTCTACTAGTTGCTGTGGTGAATATGCTGAACCCTCTTGTAGAGCACGTTCTGTGTTCTCTAGAAGGATAGCAGTTACGCCGCGACGATGTGGGTCCTTGATTTGTGCAAGATCTGCATGCTCAAGGATTGGCTCCCATTTCTTTTGAAGTTCTTCAGCTAGATACATATGGTTTCTCCTTAATTGGTAAGGTTTATTTTTATTTATAAAAGATTAGTTCTTGACGGTACGAGAAATTGCTGTAACGTAACGAGACATTGGTCCTGTCACCGCTGGGCGCTGAACATCTTCATTCAACTCTTCAGCTTCTTCAGAAACAACCTGTGAAACTTTTTTGTCGCCTGGGAAGTAATTTTCCTTAACGATTTCAAGTTTCTTTCTGAATGTTTCTACATCATCAAATTCGACACCTTCAGCTAATGTGCGTAGTTTCTCGATCTGGGTTTGAGCGAGACCTTCTGCAACTTCAGCGAAGACTTCTTCCTTCTCAACTTCAACAGTGACTTTTCTCAACTCAATGTTTTCATTAATAGTGTCGTTGAGTTTGGCTTTGAGTTCTTCAACTTCAGCAGCCAATTCTTCAACTACGTCAACCTTCTCGTCAGGAATATCAATGTTGTGCTCAACAAATAGGGTTTTTAGACCACTAATGAATTCCTCGGCAATTTCAGCACGCAATGAATTTTCTACAGCAACTTCATTTGCTTCCATCCATTGCTCAACAACGTAATCTAGATATTCGTCTAGCTTTTCAGAAATCTCTTGTTGGATTTCTTCTTTGGCTTGCTCAAAAGATTGGTCGTACTGCTCAATCAATGCAGCCTTCTCTTCTTCAACACGTACATTAACAGCTGTTTCAAAAATAACAGTTGCTTTTTCTTTAAACTCTTCGGTCAATTCCTGACCCTCGAACATAGCAGCAATATCTTCTTTCATAGCTATAGTTGCTTTGTTCTTGGCAGACATATCACCAGTAGGTTTAGTGTTGTTTTCTGGACTTGTTTCTTCCATATCACCCTCTAGTTTTTTGGTTGCTAGATCGCCCTGGGTTTTTGAATTACCAGGTGCAGCTGCTTTTTTGTTTGTTGGCTCTGGACCCTGAGCTTTGCCAGTGGCACCGCCACCAGTCTCTACTCTTTCCTGAAGCTCATCAAACTTTTTAAGTTTGGTTTTTTGAGTCATAAAAATCTCCTTATGATAATTATTATTTAGTAAATTTACTTTTTAGAGAGCGAGTTAATGAAGCTTTCGAAGATTGCAAATTTATCTGTTTCTAAAGTGCCTTGTCTTACAGAGGAATTAATAGCTTTTTTGTAATCCTCAATCTCTCTTTGCTTCAAAAGACCATTATCCCATACCCACTCAACACCCTCCATAATTCCCTGTACGAATGCGTTTGGAGCTGATGGATCAGCAACGATATCGCCTGCTGTTGCTAGATGGAAGTCGTTTTGGACTTCCATGACACCATTTCTTTCAACAAGAGAACCCATCCCTCTTGAAGATACTCCTAAACCAGCACCCTCTTGAATCAAGTTTCTTACAATGTTTCCCATAGGAGTTTCCATGATCTTAGCTTTGCCCACGATTTGATTACCGTCAACCTTTAACTCTTTGATCATATGTGAAACACGATCTAAGTTGATTGCTGGTCCTTGTGGATGTCCAAGCTCGCCATAGGCTCTGTTATTCTTAACGTGTTCCTGAATGTATTTTTCAACAACAGGAATAGTGTACTCAGCTTTGTACACACGGTTGTTTCTATTTTTTGTTTCCATTTCCATGAAAACGCCTTGAATGTAGAATTCTTTTTTGCCTTCTTTTTGTTCAACAAGGTATTGAACATTTTCTGATAGCTCGCAGAAGAGTTTCATATTAGTAGTATCCTATTGAAACTGCTTTGCAACCAGAAGCAGCTAATGTTCCTGTGATAGTCAATGTATCAGTTGGTTGCTTGATAACATCGACAGTACATAGACCTGTTCCACTATGCCCTAATGTGAAGGAAGCCAAAGTGGTTCCCCCACTATTCTTTAATGTCACCAAAACAGAATTAGCAGTGTCTGTGTTAAACAAACGAACTAATGATGCTGTACTAACTGTGTTTGCGGTTACAGTTGAAAGGGCTAGTTCAGCAGAAAGATATTTTACTGGATCTGCCATTACGCACCTGCCTTTCCGTAAATAAGCTCGCGCTTTTTAACTTTGTATCCTTGAGC